TCATCTGATGTATATCTTTTTTTACTCATTTACGCTACCCTCCGTAGGATCAAAACCAAGTATGTCTTTAGTGCATAATCCATCTGCTTGGCAGATTGGTGGATTACACTCTTTATTATACCAGTTTTCAGGGTCATGGCAATCATAACGATACCTATTTTCTAATACCCCGCAAGAGGTCAATAATAAAGAAACCAAGGATGCTGACAGTAGGGCTGCTATTTTTTTCATATCAGTAACTATCTTAGTCTTCTTTTTCTTCACGCAATGGAATTGTTATAAGCCAGATAGCAGTAGCAATTAATGTTGCCACTCCAACTACCTGTTGTGCTGTTCCCGTAAGCGTAAGCCATGCAATAAAGAATCCAAGCAGTGTCCAAACCTGAGCAATACTTTCTTTAACTGCCTTCCAAAACCATGAAACAATACCCTTAACAATCTTTGCTAGAATTCTAAATATTTTTTTAATAACTGGAATAGACTTTGCAATGTATTCCTTTGGTTTTTCCATATCTATTTTTGGTATTTCAATTGTTGGAATAGATATTTTTGGCATTTTAAACTTTGGCATTTTAATGCTTGGCATCTTTATTTTAGGAATTACAACTTTAGGCATCTTTATCTTGCCTAAAATCACCTTAAATTTCTCTTTAACTTTATTCATAACCATCCTATTATAACCTCCTTATTGACATAACAGAACTAACAATGTTTGATACTATAATTACTGGGATTATGACTTCTTGAACCTTTTCTCTTTGGTCATCAGTCATATCCTTTCCCCATTCCGCTGGATTTAGAACCTTTTCAAAATCTATGTTTGTAATTGCTCCCAAAGGATCTGCTAAAAATGCCTCTGTCTGTACTTCTGTTACTGCATCTGCTAATGTAAATGGCATTGCAGAATTTCCTGCATCCCCCGCTCTTTCTGCGAATTCAACAAATGCTGAGGCTAGTGCTGGATTTTCCTTCATCTGCTCTGCAACTTGTGCAACTTCTGATGCTTTAATTCCAAGGTCTCCAGCAATCTCTGCCTTGGCTTCTTGAGTCAAAGACTTTAGGGTTTGGCTAACTGCTGCTACTTGCTCAGGTGAAAGTGTAACTAACTTATTATCCTTACTTGTAAGGTTAGCAATAACTCCAGATAAATCTTCTGATGTTCCTGTACCCTTTTCAGGAATAAGTGCAGCCAACTCTTCATCTTTTATTTCAGGATTAGTCGTTGGTTCTGGTTCAGGAGTTGGCTCTGGTGTAGGTTCTGGCAAAGGTTCTGGAGATGGCTCTGGTGTTGGATCAACTGTAGGCTCTGGCTCAGGTACAGGAGTTGGTTCTGGATCTGGGCTTGGTTTCGGACCTGGTGTTGGTTCTGGTTTAGGCTCTTCTGTAGGTGGTGCCTCTGGCGTTGGTTCAGGGCTTGGAGCAGGTGTTGGTGGCTCTTCTACTGTAGGTTCAGGTGATGGTGCTGGGCTTGGCGCTACTGAAGGTTCTGGAGTGGGCTGTGGCTGTGGCATATTTGCAAGGGCAGTAGCAATAGCAGCATTAATTCTTTGCTTTTCTTCAAAATCCCATTGAGCAATATACTCTTCTTCTGCGGCAGTAATAGCATTATTCATATCTTCAATTGCATCATTATAGTCTTCAATAGCATTATTTTTTTCATCTAATGCATCTTGAGTATTATCTTGTGCAGTTTCATAGTCTGTTTGTGCATTGTTTTTATTAGTATTAGCAGTTGTTAATGCACTGTTGTATGTATTCAACTTTGCAAGTTCCGTGTTATAAACAGATAATTTATCATTATAAGTTGCTAATGCAGATGTTCTTGCTGCAAGTGCCTGATTATAAGCATTTATTTGTTCTTGTGTTGGTCCTGGACCAGAAGAAAATGTATTAAGATTACAACTAAAGTTCTGTCCCCACACTCTTGGATTTCCAGCATAATCACACCCTGCACTAGTCATTCCACCAGGAATTGTCCATCCAAGAAGATAAGAGCCTGGGCCCCCACCGTTGTACCACCAAATTTCTACATCTAATGTTTTGTCTTCACTAACATCATAAACTGGAGTAAATGGACTCCATGTTGTTCCTTGCTCTACCCACTGACTTGTAGCAAGTACTCCATCTACATACATTTTAAACCCATCATCTGTGTATCCCCCAAATGATACTGTTGTAAACCATAACGGAACTGTAATCTGTCCAACAAACTTAACAATAAAGTTTTCATATCTATTACCACAAACTGGAAGGTTCATAGAACTTGAGTTCCAGGTGCCAGAACAAAGCACAGATCCTGGGGTAGCAACATTACCCTGTCTGACAAGATTATAAACAGTATATTCCAAACCTGATCCTCCAGCAGCCTGCATATTAGACTGTGTGGTTTGAAGATTAAGGTTGGCTATTGCCAATGCTTCCTGAGCATTGTTTCTGTTTGTTAATGCAGTTGAAACTATTGGGGTTTGATCATCTACCGCTTTTTGCGCTGCATTTAATAATGATATTTTATTATTCAAATTAGATAGGGATGTTGATTCTGCATCTACTGCATCTACATAGTCTTCTTCTGCTGATATTTTATTATCCCTGGAAATCACGGCAGCGTCATATTTATCTTGGGCTTCTTCTATGAGAGGAACAAACTCAGAAATATCATTAAGGTCTGAAACTTGTTCGTTTAGGGCTTCTATCCTTTGTGCGCCTATTGCTATAGGATCGTCAGAATTAGCCCCTGTTGGTGCTATAAATAGCCATCCAAAAGCAAGAATAAAAACTGTAAATGTACGCAAGAGTTTTTTCAAGTGGGGACTCTCCTCTTGCTTATTATATCAAATTATTCAATTAAACATATGAAGATAACAAAAAAGGGAGCCAAGTTAATGGCTCCCTCAGTTGTTGGATTAATTACTTAACTAAAGTAACCTTTGCCTTTGGATTCTTCTTGTTCCACTGAATAGCCAACTTGTTGAATGCGGCCTTCATAGACTTGATTGCTGCTGCATTATCTGCAGTCAACTTAGCAATAGTTGCATCATATGCAACCTTTACATCAGCAAGTGCCTTATCTGAAGCAGCCTTTGCATCAGCAAGAGCCTTTACAGAAGCGTCCTTCTCTGCTGCAAGAGCAGCATCTGAAGCAGCCTTAGCAGCAACTGCATCTGCAGCAGCCTTTAGAACTGCAGCATCTGCAACAGCCTTGGCAGCAAGTGCTGCATCCTTTGCAGCCTTCTCAGCAGCAAGTTCTGATACTAGATCACGAACTGCAATCTCTGCAAATGGTGCAAGTGTGCGTGGAGTTAGACCAACCACATCTGCAGCAGTTGTAGTAACTGGACTAGCAACTGTTGGAGCAAACATGATTAGTGCACGATTTCCAGTTGTTGGAAGTGTTGCAGTAAACTTTGCAACTCCAAAGTCTGTTAGTGTAGTACCAGTTGTTACTGTTGCTGTATCCATAACCGCTGTGGCAGCAAATACAGTTGCAGTAATTGATGGACCAGAAACCTTGTTTCCGAATACATCTGTTGCTGTAACAAGAATATCTTGCTTTGTGCCAGCAGCGCCTGAAGCAGGAGCAGAAACTGTTAGATTATTGATTAGACCAGCAGTACCCTGAATATAGTATGTCAGTGTAACTGGACCATTTGTAATTACAACTGTTCCAATTGCTGTTGTCTTTGTGTAGACATAAAATGTTGCTGTTTGTCCTGTACCAGTTGCAACTGTCAAAGATGCTGATCCTGAAGATGCTCCCACTGGTGCAGTGTCTTCATGTAGTTTAGATACGATTGTTGCGTTAGTTGCTGTTGCAGTTACGTTTGTTCCAGCAACAACTGTTGCTACCAACTGAACCACGTCAGCATCGTTAATCTTGTTATCTGCAGGCACTGGACGTGCAATTGCAGTAGTTAGTGCTGTTCCAGCAGTTGCTGGTGCAGCGAATGCCGTACCGTTCCATGTTGTTGCTACAACTGACATGGTGTTAGCACTTGCAGGTGTTGCTACCATTGTGCCCAATGTCATGGCTGCAACCACGGCAAGAGCGATCTTCTTAAATGAATTCATTTTTCTCCTTGTTTGATTAAATTAATTTGTATTCATCTAGGAAATCCTTGATATCTTCAGGAATTTCCCTAGTTTCTAATTCTACCATATCCCTTTGCTTTTGTGCAAGTCGGGATGCAGTAGACCAGGTATGGATCTCAATTTCTAGGTTGGAATCCTTACTGGTATGGGATATTGCTCCAAATACCGCCCCACAAACGGCATCTGCCAAGTCCTTAGATTTCTTGCGTGGGTGGTCAACTCTGTTATTTCTCATAATCTTGAGTTCACTCATCTCTTCAAGCAATAAAGGAATCATTGGCATAGCAACTCTTTCTTCATATATCATCATTGCTAAATCTTCATAGTGTTTTTTAGCAACAGAAACAGTATCAGTTCTTATTCCAACAGCCTTTAATTCATTTTGAATATCAAAAGACTGCCATCTATCAAACGATACCATTCCAATATTAAATCCTTCTCTGCGAAGGTTTTGTATCCACAGTTTTACCTCAGATAGGTTAACTGGGCCTTCTACCTTTGGCTCCCACCAAGCAACGGCATCAACAATAACAACTGGTGCCACCTGCTGGTAATCTTTAATAACCTGAATATTAACCCACTTATCAACATGTGCAATTGCTACTGCACACTTGTCATGCTTTTGTGCAAGGTCAGCATGAACATAATAAGTTTTATCTGGATCTGGCTTAAAGCCTGGATCAAATCTTCTATGACTATCCACAGGATTTCTTAAGGTCATACATCTTTCTAGTTTATCTTTTTGCTTAAAGAAAGCATCAGATGAATATGTCGGGGTACAAAGGAAGCGCATCATTGCATCTCCCATATCTTTAAAGAAAGACATTTTAAAATCTTCAATACTTCTAGTAGGGTTTACTTCCCATGTAGGTCTTTTTAATGCATATACCTTTGGTATTTTATATGAAACAATATGGTCTTCTTCCCATACAATTTCAAGTTGATTACTTGAATCATCATGTGGTAAATCGGGATTGATTATATAGGTGTGTCTACGTTCTATTACATCTTTATCCATGATTACATCGTCATACCGCTTTGAAATAAAGTCACCCTGATATCTTGGGAAAGAAAGCAAAACAACCTTGCCTAAGTCTGGGAAACGAGAATCTACTGTACCGCTAAAGGCTTTATAGATATTTTCAGCAGTCTTTCCTTGATCATTTCCAGTGCCTACCTCAGATGCAAACCCAGAAATCTCATCAAGTACTGCCATTAGCAAGTTCAAACCTTCATGCGACTCACGCTCTGAGTGTCCAGAATAAACAGTAATTGATTTATCAAACTCAACGCTGTCTGCTTTTGGATTATACTTGCCTGCAAACCATGGAGATCTTTCAATCTTACTTTTAAAACCTTTGAAGAAAACGTTCTTTGCCTGCTGAGCGTTTACTGCAACGTTAATAATATCTATAGCGTCTCCGCTTGGCTTTCCAAAATATCTGGCAGGGTCTTTAAGGCAAAGTAACTTATAAACAACATAAGCACAAGCAACAGTGGAAACAAAATCTTTGCCACTACCTTTGCCCAACTGTAAAATGATTTCGTTTTTTGTATATTTTGCATAATATTTGCTACCTTCTACTGATCCCATTAACTCTTCTAAGTCTTCTTTTTTATAAATCTGACTCATAGCCTCAACAATGTCATACTGAATCTCAGATAATGATGGCTGTCCAAGAAAGTCTGGAGACTCAACAAATGTCTTTGCATCTACTGGAATCTCGTCAAAGTTGTTTTCCTTAAGTACTTCTAGGAAATCATTGAACATCGTGGACAACTGTTATTACCTCTCCCTCTTTTGCAATAGAGGAAAGTCTTTGCATAATAATGTCACGTACCTCTGGATGAGATGAAGCAATATCTCTTAGAATTGCAACAAGAACCTCTTGTCTTTTTTCAATCGCAACCATTTCTTCTGCAAGTTCTTTGTTCTCAAGAAGCCCAGCCTTTTGAAGCATATCAATACGCTTGGACTCAATATCCATAACTAGTTTAATTGCTGCAGTCTTTGCACCAAGATTATTAGTCATTGACGCTTCATCAATAACTTCATACGACTTTGATATAAGTTTTGTATAGTGTGTGTCTGCTCCTACTAGTGCTTCTTTAGCACGAGCACGAATTGCTGAGTTGTCTGAGGCCATAGCCTTCCACTCATTGATAAGCGTGACGACACGAGTGCGTGGAATATCTAGTTCTTTTGATATAACTGTTGGATCATTACCCTTAAGGTATTCAGAAACTACTGTATTTACCTGATCAAGGTGCTTAACTAGGTCTTCTTCAGTTGACATTATACTTACCCTCTAGTCTATTAATTTCATCCTTGATATAAAAGATTGCTTTTTCTAAATCTTGAATAGTCTTTGATTCATCCTTAAGTCCTGCTCTCCACAAATACTTAAAGGCATTACCAATGTTAAAATTACGATGACGAGTAATTTGTATGCACTCTACGCCAGAAGGATCTGAGACATAGTGAGATGGATGATTGACTTGATCAACCGTAATATGTAAATTATCGCTCATCGCTTACTCTTCCTTAATCCAAATTTTGCAAGGTAAACATACACTGTTTCCACTGTACATCCACACTCCTTTGCAATTTCCTCTGGAGTCTTTTTGTCTAATACGTAGCGCTTACGCATGTAGACTTCTGATGTATATAGTTTACCAGCCATAGTGTTATTTGTCAACCCCTAAAGCCTTATCCCAGTTATGAATAGCCCAATGCCCAATACCAGCAGCATCAGCAACATCATAATCTTCTATATTTTTATCATAAATAATGTCAAGTAATTTAGTTGTTCTTTTCTTTCTAAAGTCACGTTCATATGCCTTATACCAAGACAAAGACTTTCCAGGATTTATTACCCTTACCTGTAGTTGTTCTTCTTTAGATAGTTTCTTATTACCTAGATAGTTTTGCCATGTTATTGGAGATACCTTGCCTACCGTTTTGATACCACACATAGCCGCTGCACCTAGCAGTGCACCCTGCACAAGAGCAAGATCTGCTGCAGTCTTAGGGCTGTTCATAAAAACGGTATGCTCAATAACAATAGCATCCACCTCAATGAACTCACTAAAGAATGCTCTAGTTTTAACTGCAGCATCTCCTACTTTGGCATAAATATCTTTGCCTTCAAAATTAATCTTACCAACACTATCAAGTTTGTTATCAATGTAAATAGCAAAGGCAAGGCTATTTGTGCTTGCATCAATTGCACAAATTCTGCTTGGTTTAGTTTTGTTCATAATCAAAAAACCCCTTTACCTCTTTTAACATTTTTGCTACTGCTTTTTCACTAATATTACAATTAGAACAAAATCCAGAGTCATTGTATATGGATAGTTGTACTCCACATCCACCAAGACATCTTCTTGTCTTGCCTAAACGCTTTTGTCTTTTAGTTACTTGATATCTTTCAGCAATCTTTTCTTTTGTAGAAAGGTCTCTGCACTCTTCGCTACAATAAATTTGATAACTTACTTTTGGTTTAAAATGATTTTCACATTCAAACCTGCTACATCGTTTCACTCAATTCCTCCAGAGATGCAATCTTAATAACTCCCGCCTCTGTTTTGTCACAATCTGACTTAAGCGGACAGTTTTTGCAAATCTTTGAGTTTGCTCTATAGTTCTTCATTGGAAGTTGTTGATCTTCCCAAGCCTTGCGAACAACTCTCATCCATTCAAATGCTTGATCAATCCAATTAATATAATTTTCATTGATGGCAACTGGTATTGCAAGAAGTTCATGGTTATTCTTATTCTCATATACAAGAACACCTCTAGCCTTTTTAAGAACCTTCATATAAATCAACAACTGAATTACGTGTCCAGTCTTTGGTTTATTTGTTTTCTTACGATATTCAAACACCTGTTCATTTGTTGTCTTTACTTCAACAACAACTTCTTCGTCTTGCCATTTAACAAGACCATCGACCTTACCATAAATCGGAGGATCTGATTCACGCAAATCAAACTCTGTATCAATAAGAATTCCAGAGCCTGCAAATGCTTTTCCAAGAATACGATCATGAGAGATAATACCATTGGTCATATTTGCTACATCATATGGAGTGTTGTTGTCTTCAAAGTTTGCACCTTGAAATGCTAGGTACCAGTACCGTGGACATTCTCCATGGCCATATGCAATTGTAGAAGGACTAAAAGATTTTTTAGTTTGAAACTTTGTACCACGATCTGCTAGGTAGCCGTTCTGAATAGTCTCAACAAACTTCTCTGTCTCAAATGTATCGTTTTCTGTTGTAGGCTTAAGCATAATCTGTTTTAATAAATTTTTTGTCATTATATTCCCTTGTTTATATAAGTATAGCAGGTTAGCGCATTATGTACTTAAGTGCCGATACTAAATCATTGATTGCTTCTGCTGCTGTATAGTAAATGTTTTTCTTTGCTCTGTCGCTCTTATCTACATTAGTTAGCCAAGTAGCCTTAAATGACATTTTTGCTGCAATAGCCTGTAGCCTTACAATTTCAAGGCTTGCTACATGAGGAGGGATATCTGGTTTAATAATTAACTTAGCAATCATTGTAAGGGCAATAGTTAATTCTTCGTCTTTCATATAGTCTGCAATTTCTGCTAGTCCATTAACCATATCAATGGTTGTCTTTTCTTGTTCATTCTGCTGTGTCATTTTCATACCCTTCTGTTAACTGCTCAAGCATTTCTACTTCTATTACCGCCAGCCTTACCTTGGCATTTCCCTCACCAAGCACCAGGAATATTGCTGGATCGTTTCCATTTCTAATAGCATCTGTTACTGCTTTTGCCCAAATATCTTTGTTTACTGTGATACCTTTTGGATATTCCTTAAAATCAACTGTAAAATTTCTCCAAGTTGCATCACCTTTGTGTGTATTACGACCAGAGTTTTTATGTTGTTTGGCACCAATTCTCTTGCTCTCTGATCTTTCACTCATCTTCAAAATCTTTCTTTTTCTTTTTCTTTGCAAGCAATGCAACTCTTGATATGTGTTTTCTAGAACACATCCATGTAACATCTCCTGTTTCATACCAAAATCTTGCAGCAGTTAAATCTTCTTTGCATTTTTGGCAAATAAATTTACCAGGAACTGGAAGGAATTTTTCTTCAGCCATTTGCTAACTTTGATCTAAGGCTATCCTGTAGATCTAAGTCTTCCTTTACTCTGTTAATAAATCCTTCTCTTCCCTGAACTTTTGTGCCATCTTCAAGTTGATACCAAGCACCAGTGCGGGTAACGAGACCAGCGAGTTCTGCAGTATCCACAAGATCACCAATAGTGTCAATACCAACTTCATCTCCTCTAAAATAAAAATCATACTCACCAGACTGAAATCCAGGTGAAGTCTTTGAGAATTGCAGTTCCCATCTTACCTTTCTTCCAATCTTTTCTTCAATTAGTTTGTCTCCGACTTTAATCTTGCCCTTGATGGCTTGATTATCTGACTCTGAAGAAAACAGTTTAATAACTGTAGATGAGTAGAACTTAGTAGCCTGACCGCCAGTAGGTTGCTGGCTTGTGTACATAGCGCTAATATTATTGCGTGATTGTGAAATTAAAACAAATAGTGTTGGCTTAACTTTATTGTTTGCATAGTTAATCATCTTCCATGCGTTACTAAAGTCACGAGACTCTGCACCAATCTGCTTTGTATTTTCTAATTGCTTTAATTCATCTGAATCTTTTTCAAAATAGATTGCTGGTAGAAGTGATGTAATACTATCTACAACAACCATGTCTACACCAGCATTCATTAGACTAGTTCCAATATCTACCATTTCATTAATAGTCCTGCATTGTGAAACAATTAGTTTTGATGTGTCTACCCCAAGACTTTCTGCCCACTTCTTGTCATATGACATCTCAGCATCAATCCAAGCACAGATCTTTCCTTCTTTTTGTGCAAGACCAATCATCTGTAGGCACAAAGAAGACTTTGCAGAAGACTTTGATCCCCAGATAAGAACCTGACGACCATATGGTAGACCACCATTTAAAGCCTTATTAAGACCAAAACTAGGAGTTGCTGCGTACTGTGTTGCTGGAATTGTGTCTCCAGCCATTACAGTCTTGCGTAGTTTTGGATTTAGTTGTGCTAAAACATCTTCTACTGTAACTACCATTAAAATCTTACCCCATGCTTCTTTGGTCTATTAGAGTTCTTTTCCATTTTTTCTTTAATTGCTGTGTCTAAAGATTTAGTCATGTACCCTGCTTCTACCATTCCTGCGTATAAGTCTAGGGTGCGAATAATA